TCGGACGCAGAGCATCACAGAGCACTGTCTGCGCGACGGTTGCATGTGCGCTGGTCACGCATTTCGCGACACGCCAAGAGACGGATCTTGACATCATGGTCTTTTGATTGTAGCGACACAATAAAATTTGGCCATGGGGATTCGTGATTTCTTTGTGCCTGCCAAGCCTGTCGCTCCGGTAGTTGATGCATCATTGGCTCCGGTCAATTCGATTGATTCAATCGGAGCTCCATTCTTCGGCGGCCTACAAAGTGCATCGCGATCCGAAGCTATGGGCGTGCCAGTCATCGCTCGCGCTCGCGGAATTATCTGTTCGACTGTCGCATCGTTGCCATTGGATACAAAGACCAAAGCAACAAATGAGCGTGTGTCATCTCCACGCGTCATCAATCAACCCGATCCACGAATCACAGGCGCAGAATTTTGGGCGTGGATGGTTGAAGATTTACTTTTCAGGCCAGCCGCTTATGCTGTCGTCACAGCTCGCTATCAGGACACGGGCAGAATTCAAGCGATGGAGCGCGTCGCACCCGAGCGCGTAGGAATTTTTACAAATGCCAACGGCACACAGATTGAAAGCTACACGATTGATGGCGTACCAATTGCACCGGATCAGCTTGTCGTCTTCGGCAACATGCAAGAAGGATTGCTTAATCGCGCAGGCCGCACAGTAAGAGCTGCACACGCTTTGGAGCGCGCAGCTTATGACTTCGCTTTGAATCCTGCGCCGCAAATGGTCGTCAAGACAAATGGCACCAATTTGCCGAAGGAGCGACTCCAAGCATTAAAAGAAACATTCTTGAATCGCACATCAAAGTCGGTCACAGTGCTCAATGCAGATGTGTCGCTTGAGACTGTCGGATTTGATCCCAAGCAATTGCAAATGAATGAAGCGCGTCAATATCTCGCGCTTGAATTGTGTCGCGCCATTGGATTACCGGCATGGTTCGCATCAGCTGATCCATCATCGATGACATATTCCAACGCTGTCAATCAGCGTCGCGATTTGATTGACTTTTCAATCCGTCCAATCTTGACAATCATCGAGCAGCGTTTATCACTCACAGATTTCACGCCAGCATCACAATATGTCCGATATGACCTAGACGATTTCTTGCGCGGCAATCCTTTTGAAAGAGCTCAAGTGTACGAAATCCTCAATCGCATTGGGGCAATGACCATCGAAGAAATCAGAGACGCAGAGGACATCATCGGATGAAACTAACCACACCAATCACCATCACAGCCGCCGATTCGGAAGCGCGCACAATCTCCGGTCGCATCGTCGCATTTGATGAGCAAGCGAATGCATCGACTGGCAAAGTCGTATTTGCAAAAGGCAGCATCGAGCCATCACAAGTCTTTCTCAATCTTGAGCACGATCGCACGCGCAGAATTGGTCGCAGCATGGAGATGTCAATGGATGGCGACTCAGCAATCAATGCGACTTTCAAAATTAGCAACACACAGGCTGGAAGCGATGCACTTATTGAAGCGATGGATGGATTGCGCGATGGATTTTCGGTCGAGCTCAGTGTCGATGATTATGTGCAGGAAAAGGGATACATGAAAGTGCTCAAGGCCGAGCTCACAGGCGTCGCACTTGTATCTGAGCCAGCTGTGCGATCAGCACGCGTTGCAGAAGTAGCGGCGACAGAAGGCGATGAAGATTCCGAATCCACACCGGATGCGGATGCAACACCAACACCAACAACAGAAGGAGACGAAGTGGAAAACACCGTCACAGACGCGGCAGCCGTTACAGAGACGGTCGAAGCCGCACAGTCAGTCACAGCCGCCAGCAGCACAGGCGTATTCACAACAAAGCCGCGCTTGGATTTCTCAGCTCCAAAGCAATTGGAAATGACAATCAAGGCCACACTCGGATCAGATGAGGCTCGCGCTTATGTCGCAGCTGCAGCTGATACAACAGACAACGCTGGTCTGATCCCAACACGCCAGCTCACAACTGTCATCAATGGCCTTGCAAATAACACAAGAAGCGCAATCGATGCAATCACTACAGGAGTTTTGCCTGACGCTGGAATGAGCTTTGAAATTCCAAAGATCACCACTCTTCCAACAGTTGCAGAGACAGCTGAGGCAGGCACACCATCCAACACAGATCAAGCCTCATCATTTGTCACAGTCTCAGTTAAGAAATACGCTGGACAACAGCAATTTTCCGTCGAGCTCTTTGACCGATCTTCGCCGCTCTTTATTACCGAGCTTATGAATAACATGGCCGCGCAATATGCAGCCGCAACAGACAAGGCTGTGTTTACTGCACTTGCATCAGGAGCAACAGCTGACGCGACAACATTGACAACATATCCAACAGCTTCAGAGTTGCTTGGATTTGTGTCACGCGGCGCGGCATCTGTGTACACAAATACACAAGGATTCGCTCGCAATCTCTTGGCAAATACTAGCCAATGGGCAAATCTCATGACTTTGGCGGACTCGGGGCGTCCAATTTATAACGCAGCTCAGCCATCAAATGCTGGCGGCGTCGTGCGTCCAGATTCAATCCGCGGCAATGTCGCCGGACTCGATCTCTATGTCACTGCAAATGTGCCAAGCGCAAATGACACAGACAAAGATGATTCTATGATGATCATCAATCCAACAAGCTACACATGGTATGAATCACCAACATTCCAGCTTCGCGCTGATGTAATTGCTTCAGGTGAAATCCTTGTGGCAATGTACGGATATGGCGCAATCGCGACCAAGATCGGTGCAGGCGCATTTGGTATCAACAAGACCTGATCGATAACAAATAACTAGACATCGGCCGCTTCGCTCCCGAGGCGGTCGAGCAGATGAAGGGATGGACTCATGTCGGCAATAGTTACAGCGTCATCGCTGCGATCTTTACTTGGCGTGAGTTCATCCCTGTATTCTGATGCATATCTGGACGACATCATTGACACTGCCGAAGGCGTGATCTTGCCAATTCTTACGCAAAACACGACAGCAATCGTCAGCTATGAATTGGAATCCAATGTCGCTTATTTTTACACACGGGAGCCACACACTTTTGCGGTAGGCCAATCGATTGTCGTGACAAAAATGCCTGCACCATTTACGGCAACACACACAGTCACGACTGTCGAAAATCTTTATTTTACGGCCGCGCTAACAAATGCAGATGTCACCATCCGTCAGATGATTCCAAATGGCACTGCGACCCTATCCGGCTATGGCGCGGCCACTTATTACATAGGCAATGCAAATGTCGAGAGCGCAATCTTGGCTGTCTCGGTTGAAGTATTCCAAAGCCGCACAGCTGCAGGCGGTCAGATTGAAGGCGTGGACTTTAGCCCGACGCCGTTCCGAATGGGCCGGAGTCTAACAAATCGCTGCATCGGGCTCTTAGGCGATTTGGTCGATACTCGAAGCATGGTCAGCTGATGCCAGCATCATCAATCGCCGTTGATGTACGCGGAGCCGTTAAGACAGCCATTTCAGGCGTAGCAGCTAACACTTACGATTTCGTTCCCGAGGCTCCGATCGTGCCATTCGCGGCGGTCGTGCCAGCATCGCCATATCTTGAAGCCAATCTCATCGGCACATCGACGCGTGTCAAAGTCAATCTTGTCGTCACTGTCGGCGTCGCAATGTACTCAAATGCAGCTGCACTCGATAACATCGAGAAGCTAGTGCTCAGCATTCTGGCGGTTATTCCGTCAGGTTACACAGTCGGCTCTGTGTCTAATCCAATGCCAATCTCAATCGGAGCGTCCGACATTCTCGCGTGCGAGATTGAAATATCCACTCAATACACTCAAACAAACTAGGAGACAAGCTATGCCAACGACCGTCATCACCGGACGCGATCTAGTATTGACGATCGCGACTGTCAACTATGATGCACAAGCAACATCAGTCATTCTTTCAAATGAGCACACCATCGAGACATATCAGACACTCGATGGACGCGCTTACAAAGCAATCGATGATCAGTGGACACTCGACATCGAAATGCTCGCAGACTGGGGCGCAGCTTCATCACTGTGCGAATCACTCTGGACTGCCTGCGAATCTGCACCAAATACGACTTTGGCAGCGTCATTGACAGCTGCAAGTGGAGCCGTCTTTGCGTGCAATGTATTGCCAGTGTTCCCATCTGTCGGCGGTGCAGCACCGGACGCACAGACTGTGTCACTATCATTCACAGTGGTCGGTACACCTACCGAGACTTTTAGCTAAGAAGGAGATCGGGAGCATGAAAACAAATATCACAATTGAATACACATCGGGCGAGGTTGCCACTTATGTGGCAGCTCCGCCTGAGTGGTGCAAATGGGAAAACAAGACAGGCCACACCATCACACAAGCGGCAGACAAGATCGGAATCTCTGATCTACTTTTCTTGGCGTATCACGCTATGAAAAGAGAAGCCGCTGGCAAGGCCGTCAAGCCTTATGAGGCATGGATCGAGACAGTCTCGGACATTACGACTGAGGCGGCAGACAACCCAAAAGCTACGCCGCTGGAAGCCTAAATCGCACAATCGTGGAGCTGGCGATTGCCACGCAAATCCCGATGAGTGAATGGCAGACAGCGGAGCAGATCATGACAGCGATCGAGATTCTGGAGAAGAAACATGGCCAAGGCAGGTAAAGGCACACTTGCTATCACTGTCGAGCCCGTTGAGTTCCGCAATTTGATTCGATTGCTAGGATCATTGCCTGCCGAATCTCAGCAAGAGATCCGCGATCGAGCTCTTCCGCTGTCACAAAGATTTGCCGGACAATTGCTTCAATTTGCCAATGCGTCTCGCACGCCAGTGGCTAAGAAGGTCGCTGAATCACTTGCTCCAAAGCGTGATCGATTGATTCGCGTCGATGTCGGTGGCCCAAAGAAGGTCGGCCGAAAATACGGCGGCGAAAAGCGCAAGGGCGGCACAGTCGTCAAGCAAGGTCAAGCCCCAGCTGGTGCATTGCTTTGGGGATCTGAATATGGATCACATCGAGGCGAAGATCGTCGAGGTCGTGCGTACACCGACCGATTCAAGGCTCCCTACAATAAAAGCGGATACTGGATCAATCCTGCAATGGATTACTACTTGCCAATTATTGCGCGTGAATATGCACAGATGGTGCAAGATGTTGTCAAGAAGGCAGGGATGGACTGATGGCGATTCCAAAGGTCAAGATCACTTTTGATGCCGATCTCGATGGCTTGCGCAAAGGCGTCAATGGCGCATCAAGTGAAGTCGAAGGCTTTGGCGGTAAAGTCGCCAAGTTCGGCAAGATGGCTGGCGCAGCATTTGCTGCCGCTGGCGTAGCTGCCGCCGCTTATGCTGGCAAGCTTTTGGTCGATGGCGTCAAGTCTGCAATCGCCGATGAAGCTGCACAGGCCAAGCTTGCGACGACTCTGGAGAATGTCACCGGAGCAACAGCCAAGCAAATTGCAGCGGTTGAATCTCAGATCACAAAGACATCTTTGCTGACTGGTCTGACTGATGATGAATTGCGTCCAAGTTTTGAGAGATTCGTCAGAGCCACATCCGATTCTGATGCAGCTCTCAAATTGCAGGCAACAGCCATCGATGTCGCAGCTGGATCCGGTAAGTCTCTCGAAGCTGTCACAAATGCAATGGCCAAAGCTGCCGAAGGTAACACTGGCGCACTTTCCAAATTAGGCATTGGCCTCACAGCGGCAGAGCTCAAGACTATGTCGATGGAAGAGATCACAGCTGCACTTGCTGACACATTTGGCGGACAAGCTGCAGAAAAGGCCGACACATTTGCTGGCAAGATGGATCGTCTCAAGGTTGCATTCGATGAAGGCAAAGAGACAGTCGGATCATTTGTACTCGATGCCATCACACCAATGATCAGCGGCTTTGTCAATAAAGTCATCCCAACAATTCAAGCTTTGGCCGAAGAGCTGGGGCCGAAACTCACGCCAATCTTTCAGACATTGACTGGATACATCAAAGATTTTGTCATCCCTACATTTCAAGCCATTTGGCAATTCATCACAGAATTTGTCATCCCTGCGATCGGTAGCGTACTTTCGCCAATCATTGATGGATTGAGATCAGCATTTGAGAAGGTCACTAGCAAAATTGCTGAGAATGAAGAAAAGCTCAAGCCATTGCTTGCTTTATTCAAGGTCATTGCCACATTCGTGCGCGATGTGTACGCGCCAGTCATCGGCAAGATTTTGGGCACAGCATTTGATGTGCTCGGATCAGCCATCAGCTTTGTCATTGGCCTATTTGCGAGCCTTGTGGATGTCGTCAATAAGGCATTCAATGCCATCAAGAGCATCGTGAATTTCATCAAGAATAATCCAGTCACGCAGGCAATCGGCGGAGCGATTGACAATATCTTCGGCGGCGGTCGAGCCAATGGTGGCCCAGTTTCTCGCGGCACAAGCTATGTCGTAGGCGAGCGCGGCCCAGAATTATTCGTGCCAAATACATCGGGCAAGATCATCCCAAATGGCGGATCAACTAGCGGTGGCAACACAATCAATCTCACGGTCAATGGCGCGATCGATGCTGAAGGCACAGCTCGCACGATCATCGATGTACTCAATCGATCCTCATCACGCGGCACTCTAGGCGCAGGGCAATTCAGCTACTCATGACCATATTCAATCCAGAATGGCGCGTCACGATTGGGAGCACGATATACACCGATGTGACGCTTTCAGGCTTGTCAATTACATCAGGCCGCACTGATATTTATTCTCAGCCCGTTGCCGGATATTGCTCATTGACTATCATCAATCTTGACAATTCCGTATTTAATTTTCAAGTCAATCAAGGCATGACGCTACAGCTCAAAGATTCCACTGGCACATATCGCACCATGTTCGGCGGCAATCTCACAGACATCACGCTTGAGGTCGTATCAGCTGGCGGTGCTGGCATGGCCACAGCTGCATCGCTCACAGCTCTCGGAGCCTTGTCAAGATTGCCCAAGGCACTGACTGAAGGCGTGTTGCACAAGGATCTTGATGGCGTCCAGATTGCTTTGATTCTGGAAGATTTGCTGGTCAATAACTGGCTGGAAGTGCCAGCCGCATATACATGGGCAACCTATCCAGCGACGACGACTTGGCTGACGGCAGAAAATACCGGACTTGGCGAGATCGATTCTGGAATCTATGAGCTTGAAGCTCGCACAGCTGATGTCACTGATGTCTATTCGCTTGCATCGGCTTTGGCCAATTCTGGATTTGGCTATCTCTACGAATCATCCGATGGCCTGATCAATTATGCCGGAGCTACACATCGTCAGGATTATCTTGCCAATAATGGCTACACCACAATTTCTGCCAATCAAGGGCTCTCAGCTGGAATCCGCACAGTCACTCAGTCAGGCGATGTCCGCAATGTCATCGCTCTGAAGTGGCGCGCTGGCACAAAAGAAGTCGAGGATCTGGATTCCATTGCCCTATTTGGCAAGCTAGGGCAATCGATTACGACGACACTGCACGACAGCGCGGATGCTACATCTCAGGCCAATCGATATCTGGCTCTCAGGTCATATCCAAGAGCCAAATTTGAGTCGATCACATTTCCGATCACATCTCCAGAATTGAGCAATGAGCAGCGCGATGCTCTTCTGGGCATATTCATGGGAATGCCGATCAGCTTGACTGATCTGCCCCTGAACATATCCGGCGGACAATTTCAAGGCTTTGTCGAAGGCTTCACATGGAGCGTCTCGCTCAATTCAATCCTTTTGACAATCAACATGTCTCCAATCGAATTTTCACTTGTTGCTATAAACTGGGAGCAAGTGAATGCAGCAGAACAGTGGAACACACTGAGCAATACACTCACATGGGAAAAGGCAACAGGAGCGGTGGCATAAATGGCAACGA